AAAAAGACCACAAATTCATGATTTGTGGTCTGACTCGTCAATGGGAAAGTCTCTTTCTGCCCTTTGCTCTCCTGCGAGCTAAAACCTTTCTGCCGTTTCTGTCGGACATTCTCTTCATGAAGCCATGCTCCTTCTTTCTGTGAAGCTTCTTCGGCTGATATGTTCTTTTCATTGGCTCTCCTCCTCTCAATTCGCCGGAAACCGCAAGCAGTACCGGTATGATTCAACTAGAGTAGTACACTCTTATACCCTACTATTATAACCCATCTTTTTGCATCTGTCAAGCTTTTTTTTCATTTTTTCGGATTTTTCAGAAAATTGGCAAATCTCCCCATGAAAAATAGGCGATTTTTCACAAATCCGGTCACTTTTCAACAATCCTTTCCTGTTTCAAAAACTTTGTTAAAAAAATAACATGATTGTGATAAAAATATCAAAGTTTGTTGTGTCTTTCACCAAAAAACACTTGTCCGTTTACAGCAATTTTTACAAAATATTGGTGAAATCCCTGTGAATTTAGCAGAACTTCTTGACTTGTCAGGAAAAACATTGTATAATTAACATTGTCGGGGATGACAGGGAAAATAGAATATGTTCCAGCTGATTCCCCTCACAAACGAAATGGAGGTATAATTTACTAATGAGCAGAGTTTATAATTTTAGTGCAGGGCCAGCCGTTCTGCCGGAAGAAGTATTGCAGGAAGCCGCAGAAGAAATGATGGATTATCGTGGCTGTGGGATGTCCGTAATGGAAATGTCTCACCGTTCCAAGATGTTCCAGCAGATTATTGATGAAGCAGAAGCAGATTTGCGTGAGCTGATGGGCATTCCGGACAATTACAAGGTGATTTTCCAGCAGGGCGGTGCATCTCTGGTATTTGCAGAAGTTCCGATGAACCTCATGAAGAATGGCAAGGCTGCATATATTATCACAGGTCAGTGGGCAAAGAAGGCAGCAGCCGAAGCTGAAAAGTATGGTGAAGTAGTCAAGGTTGCATCTTCTGCTGACAAGACATTCTCCTACATTCCGGATTGTTCCGACCTCGACATTCCCGAAGATGCAGACTATGTATACATCTGCGAAAACAACACAATTTATGGTACAAAGTACAAGAAGCTTCCGAACACAAAGGGACATATTTTGGTATCTGACGTTTCCAGCTGTTTCCTGTCCGAGCCGATTGATGTTTCTCAGTATGGTGTAGTATATGGCGGTGTACAGAAAAACGTAGGTCCTTCCGGTGTGCAGATTGTGATTGTCCGTGAAGACCTCATTGCAGACGGACCTGCATTCAAGCAGACCCCCACCATGATGGACTGGAAGATTCAGGCAGATGCAAAGTCTCTGTACAATACACCTCCCTGCTACGGTATTTATATCTGTGGTAAGGTATTCAAGTGGATTAAGAAGATGGGCGGACTGGAAGGCATGAAGGCTCACAATGAGAAGAAGGCAGCAATTCTGTACAACTTCCTCGACCAGAGCAAATTGTTCAAGGGTACAGTTGTACCAGAAGACCGTTCTATCATGAATGTACCGTTCGTAACAGGTGACGCTGACCTTGATGCAAAGTTTGTTGCAGAAGCAAAGGCAGCAGGCTTTGAGAACCTGAAGGGACACAGAACCGTAGGCGGAATGAGAGCATCCATTTACAATGCTATGCCGATTGAAGGTGTAGAAAAGCTGGTTGCATTCATGGCTGAATTTGAAAAGAACAATAAGAAGTAATTTCAGTATGCTAAAATATCAGAGGTAAGAAGTCTTGCTTCTTGCCTCTGCTTATATAAAAGGAGGAAAAACCCATGTACAATATTTTGACATTAAACAAAATTGCAAAGTGTGGCACAGATAAATTTGATACCACAAAATATACTGTTGGTGATTCTGTAGAGAACCCGACAGGCATTATGGTGCGTTCCGCAGTAATGCACGATTTTGAATTTGGTGCAGACCTGTTAGCAATTGGCAGAGCCGGCGCAGGCACAAACAACATCCCCGTTGAGAAGTGTGCAGAGCAGGGAATTGTGGTATTCAACACCCCCGGAGCAAATGCAAACGCAGTAAAAGAACTGGTATTAGCAGGATTATTCCTGTCCAGCCGTAAAGTGACCGCAGGTGTGGCATGGGCATCCAATTTGACTGACACCGAAGAAAAGACCGTACCCCAGCAGGTAGAAAAGGGCAAGTCTCAGTTTGGTGGTAATGAAATCACTGGTAAGACATTGGGAATCATTGGCTTAGGTGCAATTGGTCGTAAAGTGGCAGTAGCAGCCGCAGCATTAGGAATGAAAGTCATTGGAACAGACCCCTTCTTGAGCGAATCCGCAGCCGCAGAAATCAAGGACGTTGTAACAATTGTTGCAACCAAGGAAGAAATCTATGCAACTGCCGATTATATCACCCTCCATGTACCGTGCAACGCAGACACAAAGGGCTTTTTCAATGCAGATGTATTTGCACAGTGCAAAGACGGCGTGAAGGTGTTGAACTTTGCAAGAGGCGAGCTGGTCAATGACGAAGACCTTGAAAAAGCGATTGCATCCGGCAAGGTATCCGCATATGTGACCGACTTCCCGAACGCAAAGACCGTGAAAATGGATGGAGTAGTAGCAATTCCTCATCTTGGTGCATCCACAGAGGAATCCGAGGACAATTGTGCAATGATGGCAGCTGACGAATTGATTGACTACATCGAAAACGGCAATATCAAGAACTCTGTAAACTTCCCGAACGTATCCGCAGACGCAGACAAGAAAGTATGTGTACTGCATAAAGAGGGCGTAGAGTTGAAAGGCACAGTCCTTGCAACAGGCGCAAAGAAAGGCTATGCATATACCATTCTTGCAGGTGATGCAGATGCAGAAGCCAACAAGGCAATTGACGGAGTAATCCGTGTAAGAGTAATTGGCTGATAGCACAAAACAGAATAAAAATATTTCCCCTGTTCTGATTAGAGCAGGGGAATTTTTTGATATTAGCAAGAATAGAAACCATCCTGATAACAGCGAATTTTAGTCACAAGTCCATTCGCCCCATAGGTGACTTTAATATCACAGATAACCGCATCATTGAGGAAGTTACCGACAGAAATTCGCTCTCCGAGTTCCTCCCCCTGAAAGCCGGAATAGGAGAAGAATTTCCCCTGATATCCTCTGAGGGAATGGAGACACCGGAAGACGAGGGCGGAATCGGGGTCATGGAGAAACTCTCTGTCGAAAGGAATTTGTTTGTGACGGATGATATTGGCAGTAATGGATGGCAGATTTTGTCTTTGGTAGGCATTAGGTGTCTCATCGAGTCCCTCCATGTGGAAATGACTGACGAGTTTGGAAGAATCGAAAAAAGAGCCTTGTGAGAGGACGAGACTGGAATTGACGGAATAAGAATCCCAGTCCTGAGAGGGCGGAGAAATCCGGACTTCATTATTGATAACAAAAGGATGATGAAAAGTAATTTTATAGCCGAAACTGACGATACTGTCCCAAAGACTTCCATCTTTGACGAAGATATAACCAGTAGTAGCATTATTTTCGCACGTCACCCACGGAAAGGAATAATCATAGACAAGATTGGAGAGTGTAACATTAGAGTGAAGACCTTTTTCTACCTGATTTTGAGTAAGAACGGAAGAAAAGCTATGAGCGGAAATTTTGAAAAATTCCCGTCCGTTCTGAGAAAATTTCTCCATTTTGTGGCAGAACCCCCGAAAGATGAGCTTTTCCTGAAAATAGAGTTCAACTCTGGAAATGCCCTGATAATTTTGAGTAGAGAGGAACACCGCCGACATGGAAGCGAGAGGAGAATAAATTTCTTTTTCGAGGGAAACCGCCGTGCAGACGGTTTCAGGGTAAGCGATTTCATGGTAATAGGATTTAAGAACAAAACTCACGACGAACTCACCACCGGAACGAGCGCAGACGGGCAATAAAACGTCAGCGAAACGGAGATAGCATCAGAATCATTTTGCACGGAATATTGAACGAGAACGGCATTTTGACAAGAGACATCCCCAATCTGAAAAGAAATCCCGACATGGGAGCGAGCAAGGGCATCAAGGGCGAGAATCGCATTTTCAGGATTTTGAGCGAGCTGACCAGAGAGGGAAATTTGAGCACCTTTTGACCAGAACGAAGCGACAGCAGAAGTGCCGTCCGCCGTCCCCTGTTCACGGAGTTGACAACCACCCGAGACCTGATAAGCGGAGAGATACAGTGTAATTGTCCCGATAGTAACAGGAAAAGAATTGACTTGCTGGATAGTAACGCTCATGAATTCACCTCCTGAGAATAGAAGCCACGGAAGGAAAAAAGACCAGCAGTGACAGTTTTTTGCAGTCGATTATCCGCAAAGGGGGGGAGAATTTCACAAAGAACACCGCCGACGGATTTCACACGGGGAAAAATGACCTGAAAGAGAAAATCCTCTGAAAGGTTCAGAGGACGTTGGAAATCAGCGAGGACAGAAATGCGGAAAACGGCAGTAAAAGGAATAACACCGTCTTGCGAATCAGGAATAACAGATTGAGTCTGAATTTTTTCCAGCCCGACCACAGTAAAGAAGCGAGGAGATTTTTTAACGACAGGCACAGCATCGAACGAGGGATAGACCTCACGAAGGTCATCCCCCTTGACAGCCTGTAAAACAATGTCACAGATTTCATTCACAACTGCCACCCCCGACAGAGAGGAAAGCGAAATCACGGTTTTTGAGCAAATCACCGCAAAGCCACTGATAATCTTTCACAAGCCGTTCAGCGAAAGAAAATCGTTGTTCGCCGTCGGAAGCACGAGCGACATTTCCGGCGAACGTAGCGAGGGGATAATTTTTAGAGCTGGTAATTTGAGCATATCGCACATTAGCAATCGCAGCGGCGAGATAGCACAGTCTCACGTCAGAGGAATCAGCATCACTGCGGAGTTGCTGAGTGACTTCTTGAACAGCGGAAGAAATGAGAGGGGCGAAAGCATGGGAATCCTCCTCACCGGAGAAAAGGGTAAAAAGGCAGTGAACCGTTTCAAGCCTCATGAAAAATCACTCCTTTGAGAGCATTTCTGCTGAAAGTCGTCAGTAAGGAAGTCACCGCCAGCGATTTGCACAACGGGTTCAAGAGCCTGTTCAGCCATTAACTCCTCACGGAAAGCCATGAGTTCACGGACATTCATTTTTTCAGAAGCCAGTCGCAGAGCCTTAGAGACAGGAGAAGAGCGACCGCAAAGGGAGAGCACATCTTTCCGGAGCATCATTTCAACATCATGAAGAACGGAATCTATTTCAGTTGTAACCGGTTCAAAGGAATTATCAAATTGTTTGGTAACACCAGCACGAACTTGAGCCGGAACGGTGACAAAGCTCCATTCGTAGGCATCTTGAACATCATCAAGAATTTTATGGCACAGGATACCGTCATACACATCACCGACAGTATGACCACAGAAGCCCTCAGAACCGCAGATAGAGCAGATACGTTTTCTGACACTGCAAGAGATACTGATTTCCTTTTTAATACCGCCCTCAATCTCACGGATAAGGCTGGAATTATCATCCGTCCGAACCATATAGGCATGAGCTTTCAGATAAATATAAGGTCTGCCGTCCTTAGTGAATTTAGAATCATCCCTGACGATTTCGGTATCATAGATTCTGGCTGTCTGACTGTTGGAGCGTAAATCATGGTCAAAAATTCCAGTTTTCCCGATAAAGAGGGCTTGCAGTTGAGAAAGAGCCATATCAGAGAAGCATTCATAATCTCTGTCAATGTCGTTGTCACAAAGAACAGCATCAAAGAGAAAAACCTCATCTTCGGAAAGTTCTTTTTTAGTAAACTGGTTGACTTTTTCGAGTTCGTTCATAAAAACAGCACTCCTTTCAAGAAGAGAGAGGGGAGAAAAACTCTCCCCATAAAATTACACACTCAGAACCTTGACAGCATCAGGCATGAGCACACGGAAGCCGACATTAACAGAAACGCCGATAGAATCGAGCTGACAATTGATAAGTTTGTCAGTTTCAAGAACGACATCACTACTGCGGATTTGTTCGAGGGCAAAATCGGTATCAAGTCCGATAATAGTAGAATTGCCAAGCTGAGGGCAATTAATAAGTTTCGAACCGAAGGGAAGGCGAATTTCGGTGACATCTTCGGAAGAAGCTTTCTGCATCTGAGACATGACAAGAATTTGAGCCATGACCGCCGGAGAAGCCATAACAGCTTTCATCTGGAAACTGCCGAAACTGCCATAAAGTTTAGCAAGGTCAGCATAAGCAAGCGTTTCGCCTGTTTTCGGAATAGGAGTAACTCCGGTAATCAAAACAGAAACGGCATTGCTGACGATAGAATCAGCCAGTTCCTTTCCGACTCTGCGAAGCATGAGAGCGAAAACATCAATTCTCTGTTGTCTGACAGCCTCATAAGAAGCGGTGATATTGCGTCCGAACTTATAAAGGGAAACAACAGTAGAACTTTCCTGAATAGCAGAAATGGGCATGACATTTCCTTCACTAGTAGTAGCATATGCAGAAGTTTCATTGAGAACACAACCCTGATAGCGATTAGATTCACATTTTGAAACCACAGCAGTCATATCGTCAAGGATAGCTTCTTCCATCCCCTGCACAATAGAACGGCGGACGAATTCAGGGAAAAGGACAGCACTTTCAGTAGTGGTAAAAAATTTCTCAACTCTGTCGCAGTTTCCGCCACTGACACGAATATCGAAGCGTTTCAATTGTCTTTCGTAAGCATCCAGACGGGCAAGCGGAGTACTGCCATACTGTTTAGAGGGGTCAGCCTCTTCGAGAGCCTGCAAGAAGCTTTTACCAGAAAGATGATACATACCTTTTTCAAGTTTTACCTGATGATACATAAAAAATACCTCCATTTGATAATTAACCGTTAAAAATTCCGGTTCTCTGTTCAATTTCGATAGCCTGCGCACGATAAAGCCGAGCCTGAGCGAGTTCGACCTCATCTTGAAGATTGATATTATCCCAGACAATCCGAATATCTTCAGGATATCCAGCGAGCCGGAGGAACATTTCAGCAATTTGAGAAATGACCGGTTCGAGAATTCTGCGGTAATATTCAAGTTCAGAAGTGAGAATATCCGCCTGTTGAGCAGACATTCTTTCAGTGGAAGACCAGCTTAACCCAAGCAGGAAAGGGGGAACAGACAATTTAGCAAGCATCTGTTCGAGGAGTTGTCTGACAGGAATTTCAGTATCTGGCATAGAACCCTCTGCACCGATGACTTTAATTTGCACATCCCCGACGGAAACGAAGTCACGGATTTCGCCATGTTGAGAAGCCTTCATGCCCTTGCTCCATTCGTCAGCGATAAGTTTCGCCCTTTCGTTGGCATAAGCAAGCTCTGAGGGGTCATTGCTAGGCAGATATGTGACT